TTTAAACTAAAAATTAGAAAAGTTGATGGTTATTGGAACTATGACAAATCTGAATTTGAGGCAGTATCACCTATTGCAGAGAGCGATGATAAAATCAAAGCTGTATGGGCGTTACAACATCCTCTAAAACCTTTCTTAGACCCTAGTAATTTTAAGACCTATGATGAACTCAAAGAGAAACTGAATAGGGTAATTATGGGGACAAGAAATACAGGAACAGTTGATAATACGGACCTCCCGCCAGCAACTGAATCTGTACAAAGTCCAAAAGCTGCCTCTTCAGCACCAACTGAAACCTTAAATGGTGATGATGAAGATGATACTTTATCATATTTTAGTAAATTGGCGCAAGAAGAGTAACATCTCTCTAACTTTTGACGACTTTAAAGGGGCAGTAGAAATACTGTCCCTTTTTTATTTCCGTGTATAAATAGTCATATGGCATCCATTTTAGAACCATTAGTAGATAAACAAGGTGGTGTAAGAAAATCATCAAGTTGGTACAGAAACGCTGTATCATCTATGGCTGATAAGATATCAGCACGTAAATTGATGAATAGTGGTAAACTTATTGGTAGACCTAGTACTGGTAGATTAAATATGTTTTTCTATGACCCTAAAACAAAAGCAAAACTACCATATTATGATACGTTTCCACTAGTATTACCAATAGAAGCATTTAGAGGTGGGTTTGTAGGTATTAACTTTCACTATTTACCACCATTAATTAGATTTAGATTATTAGAAAGATTACATGGTCAATATGGTACAAGTGGTAATCTATCAGAAAAAACAAGATTAGATGTCAGTTGGAGTAGAGTTAAAAATATGAGTTTTATAAAACCAACAGTAAAAAAATATTTGTTTAGACAAGTAAGAAGTCAGTTTTTAAGAATTGACGCTGACGAAGCTGCAATCGCAGTATATTTACCTGTTCAAAGGTTTGTTGGTGCAACTTCAAATAAAATATATTCAGATAGTAGGAGAAATTATTAATGTCTATACTTAGAGGTGGTAAAAGAATTGGTGGACATGATATACGTATCGGTATTCCACGTGATAGATCATTAGAAAATGTTGAAAAAGATCCAAGATTAAAACAACAAGTTGGTGGTAATCCTGCTTCTACAGTTGGTCGTATGCAGGCTTTAGTAAACGAAGCAGAGGGTTTTGCTCGTAAGGCAAGATTTTATGTAGAGTTTCAATTACCTACTGGTGCACCTGATATTGGTATTGGTGTATCATTTGGTGATGTAGAACCAGAAATACCACCGTATGTTGGAGAAGAAAATAATGGTTTCTCAGGCATGGGACAATTAAAAGAAGTACATAAAGCAAACACAAAAAGAGTACAATTGTTTTGTTCACAAATTACCATGCCAGATAGAACTATCAAAATGGAAAGTGTAAGACATGGTGCAGGTCCAAGAAGACAATTTGCCTATGATTTTGAAAGTGCTGATATTACGGCAACTTTCTATGCAGATAAATTTTTAAGAGAGAGAACATATTTTGAGATGTGGCAAGGTGCAGCTATAAATTTACAAACGTTTAATCATAATTACTATGATAGCTATGTAGCACCTATAAACATATTTCAATTAGGTTCTTTTGCAAGTCAACAGGAAAGAGATGATGTAACTTATGCTGTACATTTGTATGATTGTTTTCCTACAGTTGTAGGTCCTGTTGAATACTCACACGAAGACAATCAAGTACAGACATTTCAAGTTACTTTCACTTACAGATATTGGACAAACTTCTTTATCAATCAAGCAGGTAATATAGATATCGGTAAGAGTGAACAAACAAGACATGAACAAAAAACATTAGACAAGGGAATTTGGGGTAGACTACCACCTGAAATCAGACGTGCTGGAAGAGGCGTTGTAGAAGATTTAAGACGTAGAATACCAATAGGTACTATAACTGGTGGTAGAGTTTTCCCACCATTTAAAATACCACCACTAAATATATAATATTAATAAGGAGTTAAATTATGGCATTACCAAAGGTGGAAACACCAACATATGAATTGACTTTACCCTCACAAGATTTAAAGGTGAAATATAGACCTTTTCTTGTAAAAGAGGAAAAAGTTTTATTAGTAGCTAGTGAAACAGGTAAACAAGAAGACATTTATAATGCTACTAGAGAAATTGTAAACGCATGTACTTTTGATAAGTTAGACGTTGACAATTTACCACTATTTGATTTAGAGTATATCTTTTTAAATATACGTGCTAAGTCTATTGGTGAGAAATCTGAATTTAAAGTATTATGTCCAGACGATAAAAAGACATATGCTAAAGTTGAGATTGATCTTACCGAAGTAAACGTTGAAGTTGATGATGACCATACAAATAAAGTTATCATTGACAAAGATAAGAATTTAGGTGTTGTACTTAAATATCCATCGCTTGCATTATTAAAAGGGCAAGAAGATGTCGACACAGCTAGTATTGAAGTAATATTTAATACATTGTTAAAATGTGTCGATCACATCTTTGAAGGGGAAAAAATATATCCAGGCAAGGACAGTACAACAGCAGAATTACAAGAGTTTTTTGAAGCACTTCCACAAGAGAAGTTTTTAGAGATTAAAAAATTCTTTGATACTATGCCTAAGGTTAGATATGAAACAGAGGTTACAAATCCGACCACCGGTGTAAAGAGTAAAGTTGTCTTTTCAGGACTAGCAGATTTTTTCGAATCAGCCTCTCCCACAATAGCCTAGAGGCCTATTTCGAAACATCATTTGCTCTGATACAACATCATAAATACTCTTATAGTGAACTTGAAAATATGTTACCTTGGGAGAGGGACATATACGTGGGTATGTTAGTCAATTACATAAAAGAAGAAAACGAAAAGCGTAGGAGAGATAAAAATGGCTGAAGAAGTTAAAATCGCAGAACCAAAACAAAAGATACAAGTTGATCTGGAAGTTGATACGTCTGTGAAAGATTTAGGTGTAAATCCATATGCTAAATTGATACATATGGCAAGAGCTGTTGACGCTTGGAGAATATTTCCAAGATTGTTTTTAACAGTTTACATTGTATTATTATACAAATGTGTAATATGGTATATGAACCTAGGTTCTCCAACTATGGAACAAAGTGGTTTAATCAGTATCGTTGTTGGTGCTGGCGCTGCCTGGTTCGGTCTATACACAGGAACAAGTAAGAGTAAAAAATAATGGAACAAACAGTAGATAATTCAGGAACATTTAACAAAACTATCAATATGGGTGGTGAAAGCATGGGAGATGTACAAGCGGGCATAGAGTTTATCTATCATATGAGAGAACATTTGGTAGATGTAGGCGTAGCAACAGTATATCTATTTGTGTGTTATGGTATTTACCTAGCAATGAAAAAGTATATAAAATAATGGCCACAGTTGACCAAGCATTAAGTATAGCCTCGACACTACAAAACAAAGTAGGTCAATCATTCTCAGCAGCTAATAGTTTACTGCCAGCAGATGATATGCATAGCACATTGTTACAAGCAGGTGCTGTAGGTGCAAACACAAGTGTGCTTGGTGCATTATATGAGGGTCAACAAAGATTATTTGAGTGTACTGAAAATATGGTGTCATTGTTAAAACAACAAGTTGACATGGCGATTGATAAAGAAAGAAAAGAAAGAGAAGCATTAGCTGAATTAGAAAAAGAACGACTTGGCGGTGATGGTGCAGTTAATGATAATATGCCAGCAGGTACAATTCCTGTAGGTGATATGGACGGTGCAGGTTTTAATTTAGGTAATTTATTAAGTGGTGCTTTAGGTGCTATTTTTGGTGCAGGTGGTGTTATCGCTACAGGTGCAGCTAGTAGATTTGCAAAAGGTTTAGGTAAAGGTTTAGTTAGAGGTGGTTTTTATGGATTGATGGCAAGTTTTCTTGCAAAACCACTTATAGAGTTTGTTGAGGATGGTGTTTTAAAAGTAGAGTTTGGCGAACAAGAAAAGGCAGACATGGAAACTGCCATTATGGCTACGGCTGTTGGTGCAGGACTATTTGGTAAAAAAGGTGCCTTTATCGCATTAGCAGGTGTTGGTATCAAAGGTGTTTATGATTACTTGACAGGTAAGTCAGATGAGATTTCAAACACAGAGTGGGGGTCATTATTTGCAGGATTAGGTGGACTTGCCTTTACAGCAGGACCAGTTTTAACAGGTGCAATTAAAGGAATGGCAGCTGCCGGCATAGCAGGTAAATTAGGTACAGCTGCATTTGCTATTTCAGCAGGACCATTTTTACTTGCAGCTGGTTTAGGTTTGGCTGCTGGTGCAGGTGCAAAATATATGGCTGATGAAGCAAAAGAGATGAGAGCATATTTGTTAGACCATTTAGATAGTCTTGTAAATATTACAAATCAAGAATTTGCAAAACAACTTAAAGAAGAAGAAATAGCTTTAAAAGAAAGAATATTTGGTGGTGGTTTAGTATCACTATTTGGTGGTGATGTATCAGCGTCTGAACAAATTAAACAAGCTACACAATCAGGCACAGAGGAATTTAAAGATGAAGGTGTATTATCAACTGATTCATCAAATGTTTTAATAAAAACTGCTGAGCAATATGCTGCTTTGAGTACAAGTGATGTAAAAGAACTACTGTTAGATAAAGATAAATTTGCTGATACAATTTCATCATTTCAAAATTTAAGAGATTTAGCAGCTCAAGGTGCATTTGGTGATGAGAGTAAACCAATTTTATCAAAATTATTAATGTTTGGTGATAAGATAAGAGAAGCTTCAAAAGAATTAGTAGCAGAG